TTGGCGACAAGCCTTGGTGCGAAGAAAGGCAGTGGGTTCTGATTGGCCGTTATGCTGGCGCTAGATTTAGGCTTGAAGATGGCGGTGAAGTGCGAATTATTAACGATGACGAAGTCATTGGAACCATATTAGATCCCGACGATATAGTGAGCTTTTCATGATTGAGAATCAAAACGCAGAGCAGGTTGAAGAGGAACAATTTTCTATTCAGGTCACAGAAGACCCGGTAGAAGGATCTGGCGGTGAAGGCGACGAGCTTGAGAATTACACCAAGTCAGTTTCTAAACGGATTAACAAATTAAACGCAAAGCACAGAGAGGTTGAGCACCGAGCACAGCAGCTTGAGCAGATTGCGATGCAAAAAGAGGCGGAGTTGCAGCAGTACCGTAAGTATACGGTTCAGCAGTCAAACACCGTCCTTGCCAAAGAAGAAGAGGCTATAGCCTCTAAAGAAGCGCAGATCGATGACGTTTATCGCAAGGCGGTCGAGAGCGGTGACGCCGACTTGATCACGAAAGCCTCAAAGCTTCAGAACGATATTGGGATTCAAAAAGAAAAGCTTCGGGTTGCCAAGTCTCGGCAAAGGGCCGCTCAGGAAGAGTCTTATGTCAGTCAGGGCAATGAGCAGGTAGTTAATTATCAGGATCAGCAGCAGGTTCAACAAGAGGTTAAGCCTACTGAAGACGCCTTAGAGTGGCACGATAAAAACCCTTGGTACGCTAACCAAGATGACGAAGAGGATATGAAGGCAACCCAGTACGCCTACTATGTTCACTACAATTTAGCGAACGAAGGCTTCGACGTTGGTTCCGATGAGTATTACGAAGAATTGGACAGCAGGGTCGGTACGGTTTATCCTCACACTAAGTCTGCCAGTAATGGTGGATCTAAGACCGTTCAAAGTGGAAGCAGACCCGCTGTGCAAAGAGTCGCTTCAGCTACCCAAGGTGGTGGTCGGTCAAAAACACAAGGCAAAAAGAATGGCGTGAGCTTTTCTAAGTCTGAGCTGGAGCGACTCAGGAGCCTCAAGCCGCATAATATGTCTGAAGAGGCATGGTTGCAGCGAGTGGCAAAAGAGAAGCAAAAAATTGCATCAAGAGAGGCAAGCTAAAATGGCAGAAATAAAAGCAAACGCACGTTCATCCCGTGATTCGCAGTCACACGATAATCAGACTCGCAGGAAACCATGGCGACCAGTACGGTCACTTGAAACTCCCCCTGCACCGGCAGGTTATACCTACAGGTGGATAAGGGAGTCCATGTTGGGACAAGAAGATCGAGCTAATGTCTCGCGTCGAATCAGAGAGGGCTGGGAACTCGTAAGAGGAACCGAATTGCCGCCAGATTGGCGTTCTTTACCAACGATGGATAGTGGCCGACATGAAGGCGTGGTCTACAACGAAGGGTTGCTATTAGCGAAGATCCCTAATGAAACGGTTGAAGAGCGCAGAACCTATTATCGGGCGAAGAGCAAACAAGCTACGGATGCATTGGACAACTCAATGTTCAACGAAACCCGTGGTGATAGCCGTTACGTTAAATATGATCCTCAGCGCGATAGCAACGTCACATTTGGACGTAAATAGAGGTATTCAAAATGGCGAATAAAGACGCTGCATTTGGAATGAAGCCGGTCAGAATGATCGGTGGCGCACCTTACACTGGCGGTCAGAGTCGATATCGTATTGCTGCGAATTATGGAACTTCCATTTTTCAAGGCGATATGGTTGCTCAGGTCACTGGAGGTACGGTGGAAGTACACGCTGACGGAGGCACTGTGCCTGTAGTTGGTGTTTTTAACGGTTGCCAGTACACAGACCCCACCAGTGGTGAGCAAGTTTACAGCAACTACTACCCTGCAAGCACTAACGCCGCAGACATCATCGCTTTTATCATTGATGATCCCGACGTGGTTTACGAAGTGCAAGCTGATGACACGTTTCCAATTACCGACCTGTTTGGCAATTTTGATATCGTGTACACCACTGCGGGTAGCACTTTGACTGGTATTTCTGGCGCTGAGCTTGACGTAACCACTGGTGCTACCAACACGAACCTGCCGATCAAAGCGATCGACATTTCGGAAGATCCGAACAACTCGGACACGGGCGCTGCAAACACTAACGTGTTAGTAGTAATTCAAAACTCAATCTTCGGCGTTAAAGGCGCTGGCTTAGCATAAGGAGCTAAATAATGGCTATTTCAAGAGCACAGCTCGCTAAAGAACTGGAGCCGGGGTTAAACTCCTTATTCGGCATGAGCTACGACAGCTACGACCGCCAGTATGAAGAAATCTTTGCTATTGAAGACTCACAGCGAGCCTTCGAGGAAGAGGTTTTGATCACTGGTTTCGGCGGAGCGCCAACTAAAACCGAAGGTCAGGGCGTACAGTTTGACAACGCTTCTGAGTCTTACACTGCTCGCTACACGCATGAGACCGTGGCTTTGGCATTTTCTTTGACCGATGAAGCAGTAGAAGATAATTTGTATGACTCGCTCGGCAAGCGATACGTGAAGGCTTTGGCCCGATCTATGGCTAACACCAAAGAAGTCAAAGGTGCAGATGTACTGAACAATGCGTTCGATACTAACTACACTGGCGGCGACGGTGTAACATTGATTAACACGGCACACCCTCTAGCGGGTGGCGGCACTGCTGCAAACCGTGCTACCTCAATGGCTGACTTGAACGAAACGTCTTTGGAAGATGCGTTGATTGATATCAGCACATTTACTGATGACAAGGGTCTTACGATCTCTGTTCAAGCATCAAAGCTTGTCGTACCACCTCAGTTGGTTTTTGTTGCTGACCGTATCCTGAACTCAACTTTGCGTTCTGGTACTGCCGACAATGACATCAACGCTGTACGCAACACGGGTGTATTGCCCGGTGGCTACACGGTCAATCATTACCTGACTGACCCTGATGCCTTCTTCTTGCTGACTAGCGTCACCGACGCTGGCGAAGGCTTGAAGATGTTCCAACGTACTGCGATGGAAACCACAATGGAGCCAGACTTCACGACTGGCAACATCCGGTATAAAGCGCGAGAGCGTTACTCTTACGGATGGAGTGATTGGCGTGGAATCTACGGCAGTCAAGGCGCTTAATTGTTTCACATGAAACAATGAAAGAAGGGGGCATTAGCCCCCTTTTTTTATGCCGCCTTTTTGTTATTAAGGCGCGTATGAGACCTTCTGAACTGAGGCTCGGATGCCTTCCCAGCCTGTTTGCGCGATCCTCACCGCTGTTGCTGCTTGGGCGCGGGTAGCCTTTACACCCAACTCGTCAGCAGCAAACTCTGCGGCTTCTTGAAAAGCTCGCTTCCAACAGCAACTGAACTCGTATGAAGTTAAAGCGGCTTCTGCCATTTGCTGAATTTCCCACTGCGATAGATATTCTGTTTTCATCTACTTCTCCCTTGGGCGGCTTATGCCGCCTCGTTTTTTTTGAAATTGTCAGCTAAATCTTTGATCGCGTTGCTTCTTATTTGCTTGTAGTATTGCTTCAGTTCTTCGCATCGCATGATCATAGATTTCATTTGAAATGCTTGAACGCCTACTTCTTTTGCCATTCTATCGATCAAAGCGTTTTCAATTGTTTCTAAAATTTGCTGTTCCATCTTAATGCTCCGTTTGCGTTGTTGATGTCCTTTATTATACTGATCCCGTGTCGATGTGCAACAATGTATACACAAATAAATCGAAATAAATGAACTTTTTTTTACTGCCCAGTTGTCATAGACTGTAGGTCTGAGATAAACCCAGCCCCAGCGACTGGCTCAGCAGACGTTTACGAAGACTCTGGGGCGAATCCTTTCGTAAAGAGGTAATAACTAATGTCACAAACAACATTCTCTGGCCCAGTACGCTCGCTTGGTGGCTTCATCACCGCAGGCGTAAACAGCAGCATCAGCTTATCAGCAGACACCACGCTTACCGTGGCGGCTCACGCTGGCAAGATTATTTTGCTCAACGACGCAGACGGTAAGTTCACCTTGCCATCTATCGACTCCAGCACTCCCGCTGACCCAACGTCTCCAAACCAAGGCAACAACATTGGCGCGTCTTTCTTTTTCTACATTGAAACCGCAGCCACTGACTTGGACATCCTTACCGATGGCACTGACAAGTTTAAAGGTGCAGCGATAGTTGCTGTCGATGACGGCGCGAAAAAAGCTTTCTTCCCTGCTGCCGCAAATGACGTAATGACTTTCAACGGCTCAACCAAAGGCGGTTTGGTCGGCAGCGTCATTCAGGTAACAGCAATTGATACAGCCAGCTACCTTGTACATAACACCTTGCTGCTTGGTTCAGGAACGATTGTTACGCCTTTCGCTGACGCTTAATCCACAGAATAGGAGATAGGCAATGGCAGATGCAGTAACTAGCCAAACCATTCAGGATGGAGAGCGTAAGGCTGTCCTTAAATTCACTAACATTAGTGACGGAACCGGAGAGGCAAATGTAGTCAAGGTTGATGTTTCAGCCTTGACCACTAACTCTGCGGGTAAGGCTTGCACCAAAGTTACAGTTGCCAAGATATGGTGGCAGTGTGTTGGGATGGGGGTCGAGCTGTTGTGTGATGCAACGGCAAATACCCTAATCATCGGCTTGTCACCAGATAGCAATGGCTTCCACGATTACTCTGACTTTACCGGCATTCCTAATAATGCTGGCAGTGGTGTGACTGGGGACATTCTATTCACGACAATTGGCGCAAGCAGTGCAGATACTTATACTGTCATTTTAGAAGTCATAAAAGAGTATGCTTGATGGCTACCACCTCTGACGTAGAACGGTTAAAGAGCGGACGGCTGCGGTATCGCGGCCAGACGTTCCCCGGCTATAACAAGCAGGTTCGCACTTCTGGAGAGAGCAAAAAGTTCAAGGTTCTAGCCAAGAAGGGCGATCAGGTGAAGGTGGTTCGCTACGGCGACAGCAACATGGAAATCAAGCGAGATAACCCAGAGCGCCGACGCAATTTTCGGGCAAGACACAATTGCGATGCGGTTCAAAAGAAAAAAGACGTTTTCACGGCTTCTTACTGGTCGTGTAAAAATTGGTGACCTAATATGAGCTTTGCAGCACCTATAGAGTTTTACGAGCGGCAGGAAAAAATAAAAGCCAGCCCCCTTTATCCGCAAATTCAGTACATGAATTTGCAACTAAACCAGATGCAAGAGGGCACCCCTCAGTATGAGGCGCTCAAGGCAAAACTCTTTGCCATGCAAGATCAAGCGGCTGGTGGAATGGCTCCGCAGCAGCAAATGCCACAAATTCCCGGCAGGTCTGGCGGTATTGAGGGTTTGGCAGAAATGCTGCAAAGGCTGCAAGGCGGACAAAGAAGCCCCGGGCAGTACCCAGATACTTACCCGGTGCCTAGCACGGACGACATGATCATTGAATTCCCAGTGCCAGATAGCCGACCTTCGCCGCCTATTGGCTTTCCCGGATTTCCAGAGAAACTTCCAAAGAAAACCTTCCCTGACTACATAAAGACAGGACAGGGCAGAAGGTTGCCGCCAAGCCCTCCTATCTTAGATGATATTTTTGGCCCAGAGGGTCGAATACCTCCCCGCGATGATCGCATCCCAATGATGCGAACCAACGACTTTCAAGACCGAAATAGAAACGGCGTTGACGATAGGGACGAAAGAGGTGGGCGAGGCAAATTCAGAAGGATTCCAAGCCGCAGGATAAAAGATTCTTACCGACGAAGGGGCGGTTTAGCAGGTCGGATTGCAGAGCTTGCTGAGCAGATGCGAGGCCGAGAAGAGATGCCTAGACCCCGTGGAGGGATGTTTGGAGACCTCATGCGCCGAATACAGTCGGAACGAGATCAGCCGCGCATGGAGGCTCTCATGCAAAACATGCAAGCGCCGCCTCCTGAGCAATACTTTGCGGAAAGAAATCGACGAATGAGACAAGCGCCTGACATGGAGCAAATCAGAAGGCAGTTAATTCAGAACATTAACTTTCGGGATCTTGGCATCTAATGGCTATCTCTGACGATTTACAAGCAGCCCAAGACGAATACGGTAGCTCAGCATCCCCCTATGCAAGTCTGAGTGAGTATTTGATGCAGCGCCCTGCTTACGACAGGGGCGCTAGGGCTGCGCCAGCGGCTCCGACGATGAGAACGCTTGACGCTATTACTCCTGACACTGACCAGTTGCTGGCTGAGCAGTATGAAAAGATTATGGCTGAGCAGAGAGAGGCTCAAGAGGCATCTGCGGCGGCTCGTCAGACGGAAATTGACAGCCTAAGAGACCTGTTGAGAGAAGAGCTTGCCACGTCAGAGCAGGCGGCTCTGGGCGAGAGGTCTGAGCTTTCCAAGTCTCTTGAGGCGCAAATAGAAGATATGCGTCGTGGCGTTGACGCAGAAACCATGGATCTTCGCCAAGCTGGACTCGACGAGAGGGCTGCGCTTGCTCGTCAGATTGAAGAAGGCGACAAGTTGGTTAGAGAGGCGCAGGTTCAGGCCATTGGCGACTTGGAAGACCGGCAAGGTTCTTTGGTTGGCGATCTTAAAGAAAGAATAGGCTCTTTATCTTCTGATCTTTCTAGCATCAATAGCGTGATTGATCAGAATTATTCTGAATTGCTTAACATTCAAGAAACCTCGTCAGGTGCTACTCAAGAGCAAATATCCGGCATAAACCAAGAGCTGGAATCATTAAGCGGTACTCAGTCGGAAATTGACACGCTAAACCAGCAGCTTGAAACCTTGTATGAAGATGTAGAAGCTGGAAATGTTGATCAATCTGAATTGTTGCGTGGAGAGGTTTCCGACCTAATTGCTGGTTTAGAAGGCAAGATAAGCGGCATTCAAGACAACCTTGGTGCCCTGCCAATCGACCAGATTCAGGCAGAGCTTGCCACAGTCAACGATCAGACTGCTGCTTTTCAACAAGCAATTGATATTGCTGGTACAGAAAGAACTGACCTCGCCGCAAGAATAGAGGCGTTGCAGGCCGCTGGATTGACCCAAGATGACCTGTCTGGCTTGTCTGAGTCGATTGCAAGCCAAAGGCAGACGGACATCACTTCAGCTCTAGACCCTGTACAACAGCAGATTGAGGCGCTTCGCGGCCAGATACCCGGAGAGGTTGACACCGAGGCATTACGCAAACAAATTACCGAAGACATCATGGCTCAAATGGCTAATCAAGCGCCTCCCGCTGGAGGGGGCACTGGCGACACCGACACAGATGTAGATGTTGGCGACGTTGTTGTTGAACCCAGCCCCGGGTTTAGCGGAACACCTTATGAAAACTTTATGGGCGGTTTCATTCCCGGCGCAGGGCAATCCTATGACGCAGGCGTAAACTACGGGCCGTCAGCGTCCGAAGCGGCTGGCTTTAACCCTGCCGGCGGAGGCTCAATGGGCAGAGGCAATCAAAGCATTGTAGATAATTCTGGTTATCTTGACTTTTATAATCAACAAACTTTAAATCCAGTTTCGCCCGTAAAAACAGGCAACATGCCCGGCGGCGGAGTTGGTTCAGGGTATGTGAAGACTGGCGCTCCAATTGCCTACAATCAAGGGCCGTTTCAGGCTCAGAAATTTAACACCAACCTTTTTAATAAAGGAAGTTTTGGAATGTAACTATGGCTTCTTCTGCCCCTAAAAATGTAGCCAATCCTAGTCTTTACGCCAAAGCTAAGGCTAAGGCCAAGGCTAAGTTTGATGTTTACCCGAGCGCATATGCAAACGGCTGGATGGTTCAGGAGTACAAGCGGATGGGTGGAAAATACAAAGGCGCTACTGGCGGCGACGTGAGCTTAGATCCGAAGAAAAGCGATCTTGATAATGACGGCAAGCTAAGCCGTTACGAGCGTAAGCGCGGCACCGCTATCGCCAAGAGTATGGCAAAGAAAATGAACATGGGCGGAACGGTGATGGTTCAGGGTCGTGGCTGTGGCGCTATCATGCCAAAAAAGCAAAAGAAGACGCGAGTGCCCCGTGGCTAGAACTGGGCTAAAGAAATGGTTTAGCGAAGATTGGGTAGATATTGGCGCTCCAAAAAAAGACGGTAAATACCAACAATGTGGCCGAAAAAGCGCATCAAAAAAAAGTGGCAGGTCATACCCAAAGTGCGTTCCAGCGGCAAAAGCGGCAGGCATGACGGAAAGTCAGAAGAAAAGCGCAGTGGCGCGAAAAAGATCTAAGAGACAAGGTGTTGGCGGAAAGCCTACAATGGTCAAAACATTTGCCGCTCGCGGCGGATCAATTAACAAGAAACCCGGTAATTCCGGTTTATTTGGGAGGCGATAATGAAGATGAAGGCAAAAGGGTACAGTCTTGGTGGTGCTCCGAAAACACGCGCACAGCGTCGATCTACGTTGAGCCGAGCGCAAAGAAATTTGCTCGACTCAGTGCAAGGCGCAGAGGGAACCAAGCAACCTACTAGCGTTATTCAAGACCTGTCTGATCAGTACGGCTACAAGCCCGGAAAGAGAGCGGGTGCTAGAGGCCGAGGCCGGAATAAGGCAACCCCTCCCGGGATGAATATGGGCGGAGCTGCAATGAAGACCAAGGGTTACGCTAAAGGCGGTGCCGCAATGAAGACCAAAGGCGCAGCGAAAGGTGGAATCAAAAAACCATCTTCCAAAAAGACGGGATTATTTGGTCGTAGATAGTGGCCTACCTTCAGAGCAATATCCCTCACTTTAAGTGCTGGGTGCGGAAGGAGTACACGCATAACCATGAGAAGTATCATGGTGAGTTCATCCACGCGATGGCGATTGCTGTAACGACCATGCCAACTCGATGCTTGTCGTTTCAGGTAATCTTTACAGGGGCCGAAACATACGACGATGACAGCGAGCAAAACGTACATGGAGGAGCAATGTGGGCGAGGATGCCGATCACGGCTTTGGTCGCTGACACGCCACTTGACGATTGGCCTGAAGCAATGCCTGTCTGGGCTTGTCAACCTTGGGATTGCAGTTCTTATAATCACGCTACTTACGTGCTTGACCGCTGCACACCTTGCCCTTGGCTTGCTAAGATCGATGGCGAATTTTATCCAGCAAAGTATTATTTTACAGTGGATTATGCAGAAAATGAGATAGCGGATGATCCAGCTCAACACAAGCAAAGCCATATTTTAGAGTTGCTTGATGCTGGTGAGTGGACGGGCAACATCGTTGCTTTACCCAATAACAGAGTACGGGTGACGCACCCTGCTTGGTTTGAGGCTGGGGATGGTGCCCCAGACTTTAAGCCTAGTCAGCATATCCACTACTCGAAAAGTGATTTAGACTATACTCTTGACGTAAATCAGGTTTTTAACAACCTATACGCGGGTGACGAAGATGGCGGTAAGCGGAAGTAAAGATTTTGAATTAGACGTAGCAGACTATGTCGAAGAAGCGTTTGAGCGTTGTGGCTTGGAGCTTCGCACGGGCTATGATTTGAAAACCGCAAACAGGTCTTTGAACCTGATGCTTGCAGAGTGGGCCAACCGTGGCTTGAACCAGTGGACGATCAATCAAAAAACTTTGGCCATGGTCAAAGACACCACCTCCTACACCATTGACGCAGTCACCCCAACCGCGACTATCGATGTCCTTGATGTCTTTATTCGGGAAACGATCGGAGGCGTATCAACAGACGTGCCGATGACCCGCATGTCTCGGTCTGAATACGCCAATATGTCGGTCAAATCCAGCACGGGCAAGCCTAACCAGTATTTTGTGGACAAGCAGATTAGCCCGACCATCACGGTTTGGCCTGCACCTGACCAGAACTCTAAGTACGACATTTACCTTAACGTCTTGAGCCGTATGGATGATGCCGATGCTGGAGCGAATACACTGCAAATACCTTTTCGGTTTTATCCGTGCCTAGCCGCAGGTTTGGCTTACTACTTGGCCATGAAGCGAGCGCCTGACAAGGTACAGATGCTCAAAGCGTTGTACGAAGAAGAATTTCAGCGAGCACTGTCGCAAGACGAAGACAGAGCGTCATTTAGGGTAGCCCCTGATTTACGTGGCTACACGATAGCATAATGGCTTATGCGTCGAACAAGAGGGCATACGGAATCTGTGACATATCAGGATTTCGTTATCGCCTAAAAGATATGAAGATGACTTGGGATGGCCTTTTAGTTGGGCCAGACCAATGGTCACCAAAACACCCGCAGCTTATGCCCAAGCCTGCGCCCTTTGACCCGCAGGCATTGCAGATCACAAGGCCAGACCAAGCTGCTGATGGGAACGATAACAATTTTTTCACCGTCTACACCAATGTGGGAGATGGAATTTTGGGCACAACTTTGCAAACTTTTGGAATAACCTGTAGTGTTGGTACTGTGGAGGTAACTACGTCATGAGCTTCACTTTAGCAACGCTTAAATCGACCGTGCAGGATTACTTGCAGGTTAATGAAACCACGTTCAACAACAACCTGAACACGTTTATTCAGGAGTCTGAAAGCCGAATCTTCAAGATGGTTCAGCTCCCAGAGCAAAGAAAAAACGTGCAGGGTACGTTGACTGCGAGCAATCGGTTCTTGGCTACGCCGAGCGATTATTACGCACCGTTTTCGTTAGCGGTCATTGACGGCAATAACAAGTACCATTATCTGGATTTCAAGCACCCATCATTCATCAAGGAATACAGCCCGATCACGACGACAACTGGTCGGCCAAAGTATTACTCTCTGTTTGATGAGGCAGCATTTGAGCTGTCGCCTGTGCCAGATTCTGGTTACACGGCAGAGCTGCACTACCTGTACAAACCAGCGTCTTTGACGGCTGGCAGTGATTCAGGTACGACACTTCTGTCTACGGATCACCCTGATCCATTACTGTACGGCACCTTGGTTGAGGCTGCTGTGTTTCTCAAGGAAGCTCCTGACGTAATAGCCAACTTCGAGGCTCGTTTCAAGGAAGGCATATCTAGGATGAAGAATCTTAGCGAAGGCCGTGGAACCCGAGACGAGTACAGGTATGACTTATTACGAACAGGGGTGACCTAATTGGAACCAATAAAAGAGTTAGAAGGTAAAAAGGTAGCGATTATAGGCTTGGGCGCAAGCCAGATCGATTACGTTATAGGAAAAGAAAACAGCGTCGAGTGGGACGAGGTCTGGGTCATTAACTCTGCCCTATCCGTCTTTGAGTGCGATAGGGTCTTTATGCTTGACCCGGCAAGCCGTTTTCTTGACACCGAAGATGCGGGAAACCAAACGGAGGTTATGAGAAAACTACTGCCGAAGTTTGAAAAGCCGATTTATACGTGCGAGCTAGATGACCGAGTACCGGCGTTGGTTGAGTACCCTCTAGAAGAGGTCATCAAGGATCAGCGTTGCGCTTACATGAACACAACGGTTGCTTACTCGCTGGCTTTTGCGGCGTATAACAAGGTCGGTTCTGTTGACCTGTTTGGGATGGATTTTAGCTATAAGAATAACTTGCACTTTGCTGAAGCTGGCAGGGCATGTTTAGAGTTCTGGATATGCAAGATGATTGCCATTGGCATAAAGGTTGGGGTTAGCCCAAGGTCGTCGTTGCTAGACCAGAACGTGCCCCTTCAAGAGAGGCTTTATGGATACCACCGACTGGCTAATCCAAAGGTGGCAATGCCAAACCCAGAGGGTGAGTGGGTTGTTTGTGATCGGTCTGAGTTGGCTCAGATGGTCAAGAAGCACAATCTAGAGACGGTGGAGTTGCCGTCATCACCAGAACCGTACAAGGGGTAGTCATATGTCGCAGGGAGATTTTCAGTTAGGACAGGTAATGGTTTCTACCACCGACAATCGCGGCCATGACGTGGATTTTTGGGCAAAAGAAACAACGAAAAAGATACTAGGTATTTCGGAAGAGGCAGCGCCTCACATTCGTTTGCAGGCGGAGGCTTTCCGAGATCAAGTTTATACCTTAATATGGATGGGTATGAAAAACGCTGTAGCTTCTGACCGTGTAACAATTAGAGGCTTATTAGCATCTCAAGGGCATGAAGACATGGCAAAAATAATCAAGGAGCTTTGACATGGCAATCACCAGTGCGATTCCTACCAGCTTTAAGCAAGAGTTGCTAGTAGGTACACATAACTTTACAGCCTCTACCGGAGACGCATTTAAGCTTGCGCTTTACACGTCTAGCGCGACTTTAGGCGCTGCGACTACGGCTTTTACCACAACCGGCCAAGCTAGTGGCACAAACTATACGTCGGGCGGTGGAACCATAACATCGGTTACCCCAACCACTAGCGGGACGGTCGCCCTGTGTGATTTTGCCGACAAAACTTTTGGTACGGCAACAATCACGGCGAGGGGCTGTATGATCTACAATGACACCCAGTCGGACAAGGCTTGCGCGGTAATCGACTTCGGTGGCGACAAGACCAGCACTGCTGGCGACTTCACCATCGTCTTCCCTAGCCCAACGGCTACCGGCGCGATCATACGGTTGGCGTAATGGCTCATGCCGCTACAGACACTAGATTTTCAACCCGGCATCGACAAGGAAGGTACTGATTATTCAGCAAAAGGCGGCTGGGTAGATGGTAACCTCGTTCGGTTTAGAAAGGGCCGAGTCGAGAAGGTTGGTGGCTGGCTAAAGCTGGGCACCAACTATTACCTCGGCGTGGGTCGGGCGCTGCACTCTTGGATTAGTCTTGGGGGTGTGCGCTACCTCGGTGTTGGTTCTACGTGGAAGTATTATATCGAAGAAGGCAACAGCTACTACGATATAACCCCTATCAGAGCGACAACATCTGCTGGCGATGTTACCTTTGCTGCAACCAACGGCTCATCCACAATCACGGTGACCGACACCGCTCACGGCGCGGTTAACAATGACTTTGTTACCTTTAGCGGCGCAGCATCTCTAGGCGGCAATGTTACTGCAACGGTTCTGAACCAAGAGTATCAGATATCTCTGGTTACCAGCCCTAACACCTACGAGATCACTGCTAAGGATACCTCTGGCGCAACAGTTACCGCAAACGCATCCGATAGCGGCAACGGCGGCGCTAGCGTGGTTGGCGCTTATCAAATTAACGTAGGCCTAGATACTTTCGTAAAGTCGTCAGGCTGGGGCGTTGGTACTTGGGGCGCAGGCGGATTTGGCTCTGCGTCATCAATCAGTTCAGTAAACCAGCTTAGGCTGTGGACGCACGACAATTACGGCGAGAACCTGATCATCAATCCTCGCGGCGCTGGGATCTACCGATGGGTTGAGAACAGCGGAACCAGTATCAGGGCGCAAGAGCTTTCTCAGGTTAGCGGTGCCAACTTGGTGCCTACCGTCGCCTTGCAGGTAATTACCTCAGAAACCGACCGTCATTTGGTGGTTCTGGGCGCAGACCCAATATCAGGTATCAGCAGGACTGGCGTGATTGATCCGATGTTGGTGGCATTTTCCGATCAAGAGAATGACTTGGACTTTGAGCCAACAGCAACCAACACGGCAGGATCTCTACGATTATCCTCTGGCTCTTTCATCGTTGGCGGCATCAAGTCTCGCCAAGAGATCTTGATCTTTACTGACACCAGCTTGTACAGCATGAATTTCATTGGGCCACCACTGACCTTTGCTATTAATTTAATTAATGAAGGTTCTGGCCTGCTCTCACCGAAGTCTGCCGTCAATGCGCCAAACGGCGTATTTTATGCCAGCAAGACGGGCTTTTACTTCTACAGCGGCTCAGTCAAGAGACTGCCATGCACCGTGCAAGAGTATGTCTTTGAGGATCTAGATCTAGACCAAGCGTTCAAGTGCCATATGGGTGTGAATACCGAGTTTAGCGAGGTCTGGTTCTTCTATCCAAGCCTACAGGACGGCACTGGCGAGATTAGTCGTTACGTGATTTACAACTACGAGGAGAATCATTGGTCAATTGGTTCTCTGACCCGTTATGCATGGCTTGACGCAGGCATCGAGGATTTGCCCTATGCCACGGCAACCAGCAGCTCTCAGCAGTGTGTCTTTGAGCATGAGACTGGCTTTGATGACAACCAAGACGCAATGACTGATGTCTACATTGAGAGCGCGGACTTGGATATCTCTTCTGGCGATTCGTTTACCTTTGTCAAGAATATCATCCCAGATATGAAGTTTGTCACTCAGAGCGGCGTAAGCGTGAACCCTGCAATGAATATCGTGCTGAAGAGCCGAGACTATCCCGGGCAGAGCCTGACAACGGACTCAACCAGTCAGGTTACCCCGACAAGCACCTTCAGCAATGTAAGAACCCGGGCGCGACAGGTAGCGTTTCGGTTTGAAAGTGATGATGATAATAATGCTGCCGACCAAAAAGGCTACAAATGGCGGCTTGGATCGACAAGAATTGATATGCAACCGAGCGGCAGACGTGCATGAGCAGGCTGCTTGAGACAAGATTACCCTTCTCTTTGGGGGAATCTGTCAGCTCAGAAACTTTTAATCGCTTGGTTCGCATTCTAGAATTGAACCTTGGGGCGGTGGATTTTACGATCTCGCCTCATTTTAACGCTGACGAGATTAGCGAGCTTCAATTTGCAACGGGTAGTATAATCTTCAATACTACTAACCAAATACACCAAGCGTTTGACGGTAATAGTTTTAGAGACCTCTATAGCCATCAAACCTACCCTTCAGGCCAAGCGATTACGGCTTCAGTTGGGAATGTAACAGTGAGTACACCCTAATGGATGAAATGCTACAAAACCGTATTAAAGGCCTTCTAGGCGGCGCGGACATGCCAAACTTGGTGACGACAGGCATGCCCTCTGATTCTGAGTTATCAGAGTATTCCTCGGTTTCGGTTCTGCCTGAGTCGCAAAGCGGAGATATGGTCGAGGGTAAGGATTACCTGAACATTGGCGGTCAGTTCTTTTGGCCTTGGGAGCTGGAAAGCGCCCTGCCAAACGGCTTTAGTGACACTAGGGCCATCTCAAGGTTTCTTGAGTCCCTGCCAGAAAAACCTGCCATCAAAGAATTGCAACGGCTGAAGGGTATCGTTGGGCAGGGCGACATGGTTTCTGATGATGAATATCGCAAGAATAAATCAAAAAAGCTCCGCGATGCATTTAACAAAAAACAAATGCGTAGGACTGCTGATCTCGCCATGGGCGGCATGGGTAGAGGCGCAATCTCAGATGCCGATATGAAAGAGTTTCGCGGCATGGCTGAGGGCGGAGAAGTCGATCAAGGAGAAATGATGATGGAGTCATCACCAAACGCTGATCTAGAGCAGACAATAATGATGCTCATGCAAGAGCAACAGATGACCGATGACCCAGACGAGCAAAAATCTTTGCAGGCTGCGGGTGAAAACTTACAAGCCGCAGCGCAAGCCCCAATGGCAGAGCAGGCGGCAATGCTTGCAGCAGAAGGCCGTAACGGCGACACAAGGCTTGCCCACCTTCGGGTTGGCGAGGTGGTTCTACCCCCAGAAGCGTTCGAGGACGAGCAGTTCGAGAGCATGGTTGGTGCCAAGTTTAAAGAGCTAGACCTAGACCCAGAGCAGTACGTTGTAGGCGGCGGGATCGCAAGCTTAAACCCAATTACTGGCCTAGAAGAGTTCGGCTGGTTCAAGAAGACGTTTAAGAGTCTGAAGAAGGTTGTTAAGAAGGTTGCGCCAATTGCAATGTTTATCCCCGGAATCGGCACCGCGCTCGGCGCTGCACTCGGCGGTATCGGCGGCTTAGCTGGCGCAGGCATGGCTAAGATTGGATTGGGAGGCCTAGCAAGCACGATCGGTGGCGGTCTTAGCACCGCTTTAGGCGGACTCGGGTCTTTAGGAATACCGGGAATCTCTCCGATAGCTGGCGGCGCTGTTGCTGGCGGATCAGGGTCTGTACTTTCCACAATCGGTGGCGCTCTAAGAAACCCGCTTGCTGGCGGAGTGTTTGGCGGAGCTGGTTCGACTTATGGTGGCCTTGATCCAAGCGTGGCGGGAAACCAAGATTTCTTTAGAAGGACTTTGGATAAGTTCGTGAGTGCAGCGCCCAAAAACACTGCGGAATCCATTCAAAAAATGTTAGACGAGGGCGTGTCTCCAGAAGATATTGCAAAGCAGCTTGAAACCCAGCAGCCGGGGATTCTTCAGCAGTTTATGAGCGGCGTAGGCGGCATGCTAGGCATGGGCGCTGGCGGCGGCGGAATCGGAAGCCTGTTACCTCTACTCGCGGCGGGTGGCCTTGGCAAGCTGGCTTATGATGAAGCCAAAAACATGAGGGGCGTACCGTTAACCCCGCTTACTCAGGAGGGTTCTACAGGTCGTTACAACATTGAAGCCGAGATTGCTCGGCGCTCAGGTCAACCTGCCCCTAACCCTGTCGAGTTTGGTTTACTCCCAGCAGGCACTTTACCCCCGCTTAGCGGCGGCAGGGCAACCCCTGAGACCGTTGCGGCAGATCCCGTAGGTGTTGCAGACCCTGCGATGGAAGAAGTTCCCGTCGCAGCCAGATACGGCGGCGCGATCATGTCAGCTAGAAATGGTGGGTACGTTATGCCCATGGCTTACAAGAAGGGCGGCAACGTGTCTACCGAAGACTTTGAGCGCATGAATGGCGGCATCAACGGCGAGGGCACAGAAACCAGCGATGATGTCCCAGCCATGCTGTCAGACGGCGAGTTTGTCATGACAGGCCAAGCGGTCAGGGGTGCTGGCGCTTTTGACTTAGCACAAGGGGATGGCGGGATCATTACGCTGACACCAAACGGCAGTGAAAGCCGTGACGGTGGCACAGCACTTATGTACGAAATGATGGACTTGTTTGCCGAGTTTGCAGATAAGCCCAAGTCAAAGAGGGGGAAGGCAGCATGAGCATATTAACCCCAGCTCAGCTTGCTCGCGTTAGGCGGTTTGAAGAAGGCGGATCAACTGGCGATACAACGACGACCCAGCCTTACGTCTCTGGCGTAACCAAGACCGAGACCCGAATAGATCCGATAACCCAACAGCTATTGTTTGGCTTAGACGGTCAGGGCGGCTTTATCCCGGGAGCGTTCCGTGCGGCAGAGCGCACCTTCTTCGATGAAGAGGGGCGACCGATTGTCATACCGCAAGAGATTGCAGGCTTCAGCCCAGACCAGATCAGGGCTATGGAAATGGCCAGAGCCAATGTTGGCGTACAACAGCCATTCATCGACGAGGCGATGCGGAGAGGCCAACAAGGTATCGGTTCTATTGAGCGAGGCTTGGCGGATCAAGCCGTAGCCTCTCAGCAGGCTCTACAGGCCCAGCAGGAAGGCGCTAGGTTCGCACTCGACCAAAGAGATCGAGGCTTGATGGAGTCTCTCAGAGGCACTCAGGAGGGCCGTGGACGGGCCATTGCCGCAGAAGAGCGTCTGCGTGGAGACATAAGCGACCTATCCCGCCGTGGTATAAGAGATACACAAAGATTTGGCATGGACTTGGCCAGTGCTCGACAGCAGGGCAGAAGGTCATATGACGAGTTCGGGCGCGATATCACGGATACTTTAGGCATGGGTATGTCAGAGGCCCAAAGGTATCGTAGCGGACTTGGTGAGTCTCAAGAGCTGCTTCGTGGCACTGCTGACAAAGAGTTTGACGTTGCATCAGCAACAGCCAAGTACCAAGACCCTTATGAGGATCAAGTCGTTCAGCAGATGATCGAAGATGCTAGAGAGGGCTTGGCCAAGCAGGATACGGCTCAGCTTGCTAGAGATATTCAAACCGGCGGACAGTCGGCCTTCGGCTCTAGGGCAAGGCTAACCGGCCAAGAGAGAGCCGAGGCAATGGGCAGGGGCTTGGGCAAGGCGATCGGTTCTTTGCGCTCACAAGGCTTTCAGCAGGCTCAGCAGACGGCAATCGGCGAGGACGAAAGGCAAAAGCAGGCAGCTAGAGCGGCTTCTTCTGGTCTTGCAAGCTTGCAGGGTCAATCTTATGGCGCAGGTAGAGACGTTACAGGCCAGATGGCTCAGGCGGCTGGGCAGAAGCTCAGCGCAGGCCAAGGCTATGGAAATCTACTCCAGCAAACCGCTCAGGCTCAGTTGGGCGCTCAGCAGCAACTAGGCGGTCAGTTAGGCCAGATGGCGCAGCAACGATACGCGGCTGGCACTGGCTTAGGTCAGACATTGTCTGGCTACGGTCAGCAGAGCGCGGCAGCAAGACAGGCGGCAGGGCAGACAGGAATGAACGTAGCAGGCACTCTCGCTGGCCAGTACGGCCAAATCGGAGCGCAGCAAGCGGCTGGAGGTCAGGCACTTGGTCAGGCTCAGACGGGCTATGGCGGCTTCCTAAGTGGCCTTGGCAGTCAGGCTCAGCAGGCAGGCGCTCAGGATGTCGCTGCAATGCAGGGCATCGGAAGCATGGCCCAGCAGAACAGGCAGGCACAGCTTGACGCGCAACGCGCTGGATTATTGCAAGCACAGCAGGCACCTCTGGCTCAGTACCAAGCCCTGATGCCATTTGTGAGCATGGCTCCATCAGGTCAGACGCAGTTTCAAACTAACTTTGGGCCTCCCCCGTCTGCTTTACAGGCAGGTGTTGGGACGGGGCTTGCAACGGTAGGTGCGCTAGGCAATTACTACAACCCGTCTAGCCAGCTTTCTGGGAGTCGGTAAATGGCCATATCAAGAGCGCAGTTAGAACAGCAGATCCAACGGCTTGCTGACGGCGGGACGGCTGATCCTTTGAAGACCCCCGAAGTGGTTTCAGAGACCGAAGTTTTGGAGGTTGAGCCAGAAGCTCCAGAAACAACCGTTGATCCGATGCAGGCGCAAATTAACGCTATGCTGGCGGCTATGAGGCCAAAAACCCCGGAGCCTTTTGATTTTGACAAGAGTTACAAAAAGTACGCTGAGCGGTTGAAGCCGTATTTTTCTCAGTCAACGCGCCCAACTTTTTATGACTTGGCCTCCGATATAGGCGCAGCAATGCTTTCTGCTGACCCAACGGCTGGCGCGTTCCGCAGTGCGGGAGTTGGCTTTTCTAACTTCAACGATCGGCTTCGGAAGTCTAAAGAAAGCAGGATCGCGCTTGATCGACAGGTCGGCTTGCAGGCAATGCAGATGGCTATGGCTGACGAGAAGTCTGCAAAAGATTATCTGAACAAGATCGAGCTTGAAAGAATAAAGCTTGCTAACAAACCGTATGATCCAATAATTTACGAAGTGCCTACAGAAGACGGCGGGGTAAAAACTGTAGAAGTGAACCCAAGTAATCAATTTGAAGTTGCAGCTATCAGGATGATCCCGGGCGCTAAGCAAATCAAGCTCCCGACGTCTACCGTTAGTGTTGATAGCAGGGTCATGCCTCCTTCGACTAGAGAGAAAAAAGCCGGAGAGGCTTTAATCGAGTTAGAAGAGACATGGATTAAAGATGCCTCGACTGCTGTTTCTCAGAACCAGTTAACGAATCAATTCATGTTGCAACTCGCTAGACTTGGCCCAGAAGGTTGGGGGCGGATAGCGACTGGCACCCTACCTGCTAGGCAGGTTTTGAGCGAGCTTGGTGTTAGGGCGGACGAAAATCTCGATGATCAACAGCTCGCGCTGACCTTGGGCACCAGAATAGCAATGGGATTAATTGGCGAAACCAAAGGCGCGATCACAGAAATGGAGATGAGACTGTTTCTTGCCGCGTCCCCAACGCTTTCTTCCACCTACAACGGCGCAATGAAGCAGGCGGCTTTTTTGCAAAGGATCGCCAATTTAAACATAAAGAAGGCTGAGGATTACAATAAGGCCGTTGCAGAAGGGCTTTTGAAGGATGCGGAAACTGATTCTGATAAACTTCGGCTGGCCCAAGGGTGGGAGCTTTCTTGGCGGCAAAAGCCTGAGAACCAATTCTTAACGGCGGAAGAAAGGTCTGAATTGCAGGCTTTGGCATCACAAGAGCCTGAAGCCGCGAAAGCCTTTAGGGAGAGTTTCTTTGCTGATATGAAAACTTCGCCCTCGGTAAATACTGACTTATCTAGTATTACTATTCAAAAAGTTCCGAAGTCGGGGGAATAAATGCCTGTAAAGATTAATTACAACAATGACGGGATTTTTTACGAAGTTGAAGACGACGTTACGGAAGAGGATTTAGCAAACACCCCTGAATTTGTTGAGTTACACAGAAGCAACATGCTGGCTCAAACGTCTCAGCTCGTTGCACCTTCCCCTAGAGAGCAGGCTCTTTTAGAGCGAGAAAAAAACAAATCTGGTGTCGGGATGGCGTTGCTTCAGGGCATGTCAAACGATCAAGGTTACCAGACAGCTTGGCTTGCTCAGCAGCGATTCCCAGAGCTAGTTGAGAGGGGCATAGACCCAGTTGACTTTTACTTCTTAGATGAAGACGAAGATATTGCCTACATAGATCCATACACCAACAAGCCAGTAAAGGAATTTCGGGATAGCCTTCTGGTTGACTCAGCCAGATGGGCAGGGCCGACAGCACAATTTTTAGCTGAACTTGGTGGTGGTACGTTAGGTTTGGTTGGTGGCGCATTTTTAGGTGCGGCGACAACTGGGAACCCTGTTGGCGCTGTCGCAGGCGCTATGGGAGGCGGAAGCTCGGGCACCGCAGCCGCTGGCGGCACGGCTTACGCAGGCAGGGCGGGGATATCTGCCATGTTTGACGGGCCTCCCTTGAAAGTCTCTCAGCTAAAAGATGACCTGATGGTAAGCGCGGCTTTTGGCGCGTTACCGTTCGGAACCAAGGCAGCTCAGCTTGCTGGTAATGCGTTTAGAACCACGTCAAAGAAGTTTCCCGGCGGGGATGGCCGTACTGCCTTGCAGACTATTTTGACAGACGGTGGCAATACCGTTGATGAAAAGATTGCGTTTGCAAAAGAAAAGTTCAACGTAGACCTTACAAGAGCAGAGGCTCAAGGGATCATGTCAAATGCTGGGCAGATTCAGCGTTACCTACAGATGCAGCCCGGGTCACAAAAGCTTTGGGACTTTTACCACAACCGACAATTACAGGTTGAGGAGGCCGCTGATGTTTTCTTCGATGAGATACTTCGGGGTAAATACCTGCAAGAACTGAAACAAGCCCGGCTTTCGGGTAGGACGGCTTTAGACCCAGAGTCAGATCTAGCTAAGGCTGCTGACGAGGTGTTGAAGAAGCTTGCGGCTAAGCGTCAGGAAAGAGCAGGGGTGGTGTACAAGAACGCTTTTGATCTAGACATACCCATTGATGTTTCTGACATTGTGACAAAGCTTGAGGCTGAGTTGGGAGACGCAAATCTTCGGGGTGAGGCTCGGCGCGTTAAGCAGGCGATGGTTGATGCGCTTACCGACTTTACTGGCTTCTCCCCCAATCGAGTACCTATCAAGGGCGCTAATCGAGCCGAGATCGGGCTTAAAGATAACACTGAGATGCTACATAACGCCCTAACCAACGATTTCAGGCCGCTCATCGAGGGTCTTACTAAAGATGGGCAGAAAGGATTAAAGCGAGAGGTTAGCCAGATCAGGGCGCAGGTTTCTGAGCGATTAAAGGTTGCTAACCCAGAATATGCCAGAGCTGCTGCAATCTACGACCCCTCAAAGGGTCACCTTCAGGCTTTAGAGCGTGGCGTTGTTAGGAGTTTTGCAGAGGCGGCTGAGTTAGGCGGAGAAGCTGCGGCAAGGATAACTAAGCGGTTGTTTAACGGTACGGCTAAGCCTAAAGATATTAGAGATCTTAGACGACTTATCCAGACCCAAGACCCGCAGGTTTGGCAGAACATCAAGGGCACATGGCTACGCACACAGTTTGACGATGCAATTACATCGAGCATCAACCCTCTAGGTGTTCAGAATAAATTTTTGTCTAGGCTCGGGATTCGTGGAAAGGTGATGATGGGTCGCGGTGGAGCTAAGGCCAGAGGCACAAAGGCAAAGGTCTTTGAGGCTATGATGGAGCCGCAAGAGTTAGAGAATTTTGTTGATCTTGTCGAGATGATGCAGGCAACAAGTTACATTGCTACGCAGAGTGGATCTCCAACACAGCCGCTGTTGGCGCTCAGAAACTTCCTAGAGAAAGACGTTACTGGCGGTGGTCGAATTGCGGCCAATGCACTCAGGGCTGTCGTGGAGATTCCCCAGAGAATCGCAATCCGTGGCTTTGATGACACCATGGCAGCTACCCTTGGCTTTCAGAGAGAAGCTTATGAGGACAAGCTCATTGAGGCGCTAATAGATCCCAAGGTGGCTGGAGAGTTGGCGGCACAAATAGATGCGGTAAAGCCCGGCGTTTATTTCGTCACTCAGGCGGTTTCTCGCGGCGCTACAGATGTTTTTGATCAGCTAACAGATGAAAGCTTCAAGCCTGATAAGGTCAACCCAAGAACAGGTCAATTAGAGCGAGGCGTTCAAGGCGCAAGGATGATTGAGAGCGCCAAAGAAGTGACCAACCCAAAGGCTCCAGCAGATCCAAAGCCTTCCATCCTAGACAGCATGTATGTGCCAGATGTTGGAATGGATTCGCCTGCATTTGAACCGCTATCACAGAGGCCATCAACGGCTCCAGCAATGGGAAAGATAGATCCAGCGATGTCTCCTACTATTCTGCCCTCAGATAAGGACAGGGAGCTTGCTATGCGGCTCAGAGGGCCATTAGGCGGGATCGCTTCCCTCGCCTAGCATTGGTAGGTCTGGCTCGGCTGGGGTGGCGATAATCATTGCGCCACTGACGTTCCAGTCGAAGTCATAGCCCATATGATAGTCACCCTCAACGTCGATCATCAGGTTGCGACTACAGAGCCGTAGGAGCGCGGCTTGTTGGTGTAAGGTCATCCTACCAAACAGGTCGATAACTTCCTTAGACTCTGCCACAGGGCGGTAGGATTGAGGAATCTGGGTCGGCTTTCTCTTAAATAAATTTTTCAATGATTATTCCTATCGAACAGGTCGTCGTGCTTCTGCTCAATCATGAGTTGCAACTGGCTGATTATTGTTCGTCGCTCTCGCGCACAGATGTCGCGTAGCCTCTCGTATGTTTCGAGGTCAATCGCCAGCGACTTTCTTTTTCTGTCTAACGCTGCTTGGTCTTCGGTTTCCATGACGGATCTCTAATTGATATTGAGCAATTGTATAGGATTGTATATCATTGCACAAATGTATGAAATGAAAAATTATATGTTGTCAATGCAGTCGCATTGGATGGTCAACCAGCCGCTCTACAAGGCGGTTCAGGCGACCGTTCCGATGATTGCTGAATTCAGGGCAAGGGATGGCAGGGAGCGCCTACAGAAGACTCCTGTGTCTCGGCTATGCAAGAAGGTCTTTCCCGAGGTGTACAAGGTGCCGTTGTTCCGAAGGCAGTTCTGCAAGATGTTGGTCGAAGAAATCAAGCAAATGGAGCAGGAGATACCCTTTGAGCCAAATGAAGCTGAGGACGAGCTGAGGCAGATCCCTGAGATTGTGCTGCAAGAGCATGTGCCTGAGCTGTACCGCACGATGTGGTTTGTCGTGCAGAACGTGCTGAACCCGATTTTTAATACGCTGTACCACAGGGATTGCCGAGACGTTTCTTCGATCCAGATTGCTAACTACAACCCCAAGGATAAGCAGAAAGGCGCGTGGCATCACGACGAGAGCGCCGACATCAGCGTGGTGGTTCCCCTCAACACCGATGAGTACAAGGGTGGTGGCACAGAGTTTCATCGCCACGGCATCCTGAATCCGCTGCCCAGTGGACACGCATTGATATTTCCTTCCTTCACCAACCTGCACCGTGGCCTAGCGGTAGAGAGCGGCGACCGATACTTATTGGTTTTCTGGCTGCACGATAAGAAGCGGCTTATCGAGAGATACAACAGTTTGGAATGACCTGCAAATAGTTACATTTATTTGCATAAAAGTGTGTACAACGACACGGGATTGTGCGATTATTCCTTTTGTCGGGGGCGCTTGCCCCCATAACCAAAAGGAAAACATGATGGCAAGACACACACACAGAGGAACCTGCCAAGTATGCGGTTCAGTGCAGGCGGTTAACAACAAGACTGGCATGATTGCTAAGCACGGCTACACCGTCGATTGGGGGATGTTTCAGGGCGAGTGCCCGGGATCGAATGAGCTTCCGATTGAGAAGAGCCATAAGCTAACAACTCAAATCATCAACTCCATTCAAGGCCAACTTGCTGGCATGAAGTTGCTCGACCTCAAACTCTTCCTCCTCAGCGACGAAGAGTTTCGAGCTGCTCGCAAAAACAACCTCCAGTATCAAGCAATGACCGATCACGTTGCCTCTCTTCGCAAGTTGATAGAGAAGCGTCAAGGCCAAAATCTTTATCCCGCACCTAAAGAAGAAAAGGTTGAGCGAATCCACGAAAGATTCACGGACATTCGCAAGGCGTATGCTAGGGCCGAAGAACTCAAGGTTGATGGCTGGAAGCCACGGGTCTCAGGATGGCACGGGGATGCAACATTAACAGCAACAAGGAAGGCGGCGTAAGCCGCCGCAAGGAGAAGATGATGGAACACCAAGAGCTTTTAGACATTGCAAACAAGATGAGCAATGACGATATCTGCGACCTGATCAACATGGTCGCGCCTCGGCTTGACGTTTATTTTGGGAGCCTGAACAGACACTGCCTTACTTCTGGCGTGACCTTTGCAGTAACGAACGGGACGGTCATTCAGGTCAACTGCGAGACGGCAGATCTCGAAGATCTTGCTGATTGTAAGTTTATCTCAAGCGCAATTAAGCCTTCGCATAAAGAATCTCGCAGGGCGCAGGTCTTGGCCGACTCAGCTCACCTACTGGCTGAGAAAATTAATAAAGCTAGGTTTGAGGGCAAGAATATCAGCGACAAGCAGACTGTAAAGCTTTGTGAAGTGCTGAGTGTTCTTACCGAATTGTTGGGAGAGGCGGCGTAAGCCGCCGGGAGGAGAACAGTGACAGTAAGATCAGACATAGATTACAGGGGTGGTTACATGTCTTCTGAGTTTGTTGAAGGCATGGCTCGCCGTTATTTCGGTGACGAAATTGTTGACGCTTTGCCGCGTTATGTTCGAGGCAAGCGCAAGGGTCATTTAAAAGGTCGTCTCGAATGGCAAAAGGTTCTAAAAGGGGGCTGGGTAAAGACTGGCCCTTACGACCACGACGGTATGCGAGCATCTGGTTACGTTGAGCGAAGGATTGGCAAGGTTATCAAGGTTGAGCTAAACCTTCCTGAGTGGGGCGCAGAGCCTACGCCAATCGCAATCTGGGATTGGGAGCACGATGTAGAACGTGATTCAGTGAAGATTAAAACTTACGAAACAGAAGCGGCTTAGGCCGCTTTTTTTTGTCTGCAATTTGACTTAGGATTAAGCTATGCAAAGAGAATCAAACATACCAACCATCCGAGTCTTAGCGATGATCGATAAGATTGTTGGCGAGGAAGACGACGATGTAAGAGCCTATGAGCTGAGCCGAATCCACGACTACCTTGCGATGAAGTTCAACAGGGAAACTGGCAGACTGGCAAGTGAAGAACTAAACAGGCTTTGACTTTTTCTTTTCCTTTGCCTTTCTCTCAGCATACTCAATAAGATTCTCGCCAAACTTTTTCTCGAACCACTCAGACCAAGTCACTCGTCGGTGTGGCGGATTGTTCGGCGTGGCTTCGTGCCTTTTCTTCCAGACGCTCCGAGCGGCGTAGTATTTAATATCTTCCGCCCACTTCGCTTCCCGTTCCCGTTCCTCTTTAGTTAAGGTCAGCAAGGCCAAACTCCTTGATGCCTTCTTGGTTGTATGGCAGGTAGAGGTCTTGCTCCCTGCACTTGATGCCAATGGCCATGGCTTGCTCATTCTGAGCGTCAGCATAGGCTATGGCTTCGTCCGATAACGTGTACACGCAATAGGGATAGGGCGCTGCCTTTTCCTGAGCCAAGAAATAGAACTTCTCTGTCGGCAGGCCAACTGCCCGACAACCAGCAAGATAGTACGCAGCCTGTTGGTGATATCGGAATGTGTTGATCGCACTCCTGAATCCACGGGGTGAAGCGTCCCGACAGGTCTTGAGATCCCATATGTCTGTCCCAGTATGCCAGTCTAGCTTTCCCTTGCAGGGTTGGCCGTTCCACATCCAGCAGAGCGTTAGCTCGACCCGATGACTTGGCTCGGGTATGAAGTCAGAGACAACCTCCCGCCGCTCCATGCAGATGTCGTACATATCCTGCTTGCAGGGTGTCTTGTCACCAAGATCTTCGAGCCACTCGGCGTACTCTTGCTTGCCTGCCTTTGTGCGTCTATCGACTAACGGCTCGATCGCAAACTCATCGAAGAACTTGTGATGCTCTAAGAACACGGTGTGTTGCACCCGACCCTCAAGCAATGCCAGAGAGTTGTTGAACGTCCGATTCTTCCAAGTGAACGGGCACTTAGCGATTGAGGTCAGGTCGTGAGATCTCCATGCAGGGATCGAGTCGTAGGTGGGGTAGTCGAGGTCTTCGTAGATACCTTCTTTGAATTCCATTGGGTTTCCTAATTAGTCCCGCCGAGGCGGCTCAGTGGACGGGAACACTGTTGGAGGGCCGTGATGGAACCCTTAGCCTAAACCGAATCCTAAAATCAATCCGATACCGAATGCTACCATCACAGCATATGGGGTAAAGATTGGGTGCTTTGCGTCAGCAATGATCTGTCGAATCCTCATAACTGCTCCAGTCGCTTGATCTCAGCGTCGATGTAAAAACGAATCTTCTTAGCATCACGCAGTTCACTGCTATGCGACGACTGACCGTATCGATAGGTTGCCCTAAAGATCTCACCGATCTGAGCGTTCATGTTCTTGTGTGAGATCAGGTCTTGCAGCTCTTTGGCTTTCTTTGGCAGCTCATAGTAGCTGGCGGTTGAGCCGTCAGAGACTGCGACAGACAGTGCCTTGGCAACTTTCTTCTGAGCCTCTCGCCATTCCTTCAGCTTGGCTGACGCAAGGCTCTTGCTTACGCCCAGCTCTTGCGCCAACACGTCTGGCTTAGTCTCTCCAAAATGACTCAGGTAGTCGATGACCAACTCGCTCTTGACCGATCTACGGCTTCGCTTAATCTTCTTCTTCATAGCAGTTTCCCTAAAACGGAATGTCGTCGTCGAAGTCGTCGTCCACTACCTGCTCTTCCTTCTCGGCTTTCTTCTTTGGAGCAGGCTCTGGAGCTGGGGCGGCTTCACCCTTTGCCATTGCGGCTCTTAGCTCGAAGCAAGGCTCTACCTTATCCTTTCCGGGTTCGTCGCACCCACCGATCTGCCACTGCATGAATCGTGGCAAGCCGTCGAACACGTCGCAAGCAATCTTACTGGCTTTGCCTGAGTTGCCGTTAAACTCATTGCAGTAATCCTCTAAGTCGAAGACAACCTGATCGTTTACCGTTGGCACTTTCTTTGCCCCACCATCGGCGCAGAAGACACCCTGAACCTTGGCGTTGCCGCCACTGGTCAAACCGACATCAACCTTGCACGTTGTACCCAAGATCTTGGTCAGGTCAAACGACCCCAGTTCTTCTTCGGTAAAGGATTTGTTGCGCCATGCCTGTAAATGCTGCCGCAGTTTTGCGCGTTCATTCAAACTTAACGTATACTCGCAACTGATCGACATGGGGCGATCGTCTGCCATACGAAGCTCGGGTAACTCCCAAAAAATAAAGACGATGTGCTTCTTGCTGACCTCGCCTTGGTACTCTTTCATGTTGGTTCCAGCATCCACCAACTTGTAGCAGATTGCGTTGTGTGTGCCAGTCGGGACTTGCTCGAAGTCTGATCCGCCGCCACCAGTTGCTATGATTCCCATCGTTTTTCCTTGTGTGTTTGCAAAATGTTGTACTATTATGCACATCTGGGAAAACGTGATCAAGGTGAATTTTACATGGGATTAAAAATAACTGACGGCAAAAGCAAAGACTTCAGCCGACCATTGAGTGGTGACCTGAGAGGTGAGTTCGAGTCTTTTCTTTTGTCGAATGGCATGACGGTAGAGTCAAAGAAGGGGTTAGTCATAGGCGGCGACATTGGTCGCGCTTATATGGACGTTGGTGGCAAGCAGAAGCTCGTCGGGTGGTATCAGGTGTGGCTGGATCAGGACGTACCCTTCGGTCGCTGTGGTGATCGCACGGTGAGCAACGATGAGCCGACCGCGACGTGGAAGCCTGACAACGCGGTGAACCACAAGATGACCGACGAGGAGCGCGAACAGATCAGGATGCTGTCCGAGCAGAAGGCCAAGGACTTAGAGGAAGATCAGAGGCAGGCCGCAAGGCTTGCCAAGGAGCGTTGGGACAGTTATCCCGAGGCGACAGAGGACAACCTATACCTTCAGCGCAAGGGCGTAGCGAACCATGGTCTCAGGCAGCGGGGCAATCGTCTGGTTCTGCCTATGCTAGATAAGAAGCTTGAGATCGTTGGGTTGCAGTACATCGACGGCGATGGCCAGAAGCTTTTTATGAAGCATAGCAAGAAGGCTGGTTCATTCTTCGTCATCGACCCGCAGCAGATGCGGACGGCGCACACCATTAATTATGTCGAGGGATATGCCACGGGTGCGAGTTACTACGCAGACCTTGGTCAGCCCGTGGTTATCTGTTTCGACGCATACAACCTATCCAAGGTCGCAGAGACAATCAGCGGATGGTTTCCCGAGGCGAAGCATGTCTTCATTGCCGACTGTGATGACACCAAGACGGGCGAGGTTGAGGCAGTTAAAGCCGCGCAGGTAGTGCGTCGTATCGGCGCTCAGGCCGAGGTGTTGATACCGCAGAGCAAGGGTGACTACAACGACCACGCGCTGGAGGGTGAGCTACTGCCCGACTTGAACAAGGTTAACGTGCCGGTCGAGTACCAGTGGAACACCAGCGAGAAGGGTCGGATGCTGAACACTAAGGACAATGTCCGAGGTGTGCTGACGGTCAATCAGATCAGCGTACATTACAACGTGATTAAGAAGGCCATGGAGATCAACATACCGCACAGCAACTTCATAGCCGATATGCGTGACGAGTCGAGCCTGATCGAGATCGAAGATCGCTGCATACAGATGGGTGTGCCGCACCAGAAGGTGAGGGATTACCTGAAGCTCTTGGCGAAGGAATACAACCCTGTTAAGGAATGGATCGAGAGTAGGCCATGGGACGGCACCAGCAGGATGCAGGAGTTCCTGAGCACGATCAAGAGCACCAACGAGCCGCTGAAAGAGATGCTCATGACCAAGTGGCTTATCGGTTGCGTGGCCGCAGCATTTGAACCAAACGGTGTATCCCTCGAAGGCATCTTGGTCTTCCAAGGCGCTCAGGGCTTAGGTAAGACCCTTTGGTTTAAGCGTTTGGCGGATTACGATAAGGGCTGGCTGCTAGAGGGTGCGACACTGAACCCAAACGACAAGGACAGTGTGAAGCAGGTTGTGAGCCATTGGATAGCAGAATTGGGAGAGCTGGGCAGCACGTTTAAGAGGGCGGATATCGACTCATTAAAGCAGTTCACGGGCAAGAAGGTGGACGAGCTGCGCCTACCCTATGACCGAGCCAGCACCACGTACCAGAGGCGTACCGCATTCTATGGCAGCGTCAACGAGCGCGAGTTTTTGATTGATACCACAGGTAACAGGCGGTTCTGGGTCGTCGCCGTGACCGATATCAATGCAAACCATGGGATCGACATGCAGCAGTTGTGGGCAGAGATCAGGGAGACGTTGTACCAGAGGAAGAGCTGGTATCTCAACGCAGAGGAGCGAGAGTTGCTCCAGAGCAGCAACGAGACCTACCGCACCCAGAGCACCGTCGAAGATCTCATCCTCGAACACGTACACTTCCAGAGCCAGAACACCAAGCCAGTGCAGATGACAAAGCTGCTACGAGACCTCGGAATAGGTCAGCCAAGGATGCCGGATATCAAGGATGCGAGCAGGGTACTAGCGCAGTTTGGGCTTGAACCTCGCAAAAGTAATGGCAAAAAAGTGTACGACTTGGACTACACAAAGGTGGAAATCGGTAGCGCGGATCGATTTAGTGATAGCTGGGGGAAGGATTTCTAAGGGTATGTCAATTGATACCCTATTTGAAAGTGTTATAAGTGCTTGATATGTTTAATGTTCTTAACAGGGTAGGGTAGGGTACCTTAAATAAAATATAAATATATATATACAGTAATGGGTATGGACAGTGGGAAGTGCTCATAGAGGTTTTAAAAAAGTTTTGATGCGCTGTACCCTGCCCCCTGTACCCTAATGAAGGAGAAGGCGGATGGAAAGGTTCGTGTATGATCGGGAATCGGATGAGGAAAACAACTTCAGGCGATGGAGGTTGATGAACTCAGACGAGCGGGACAGCGTCAGGCAAGCGCCTCTTTCAGAGGAAGAGGCGCGGGTAGTGTTCAATGAATTAAGGAGCAGCGGATGGCTGACGACAAGCCCAGACGAGGAAGGCCAAGGAAAGAGCGCAAGCAGTTAGTCGAGACCCCCAAGACATTCTTGGCTGACGACGAGGCAGGGATCACTGACATGCAGACAGCGTTCGTCTGGCATTACACCGAGGGCGCGTGTGGGCAGACAGAAGCGGCGCGAAGGGCTGGGTTCTCATTCCCAGCAAGCGCCGCGACCAAGATGCTCAACGGCAAGGACTTCCCGAAGGTCACGCGAGCGGTTCGCATCAAGCAGGATGAGTTGCGAGAGAAGTACGCGATCACACCGCAGAAGACGGGGGCGATGCTGTGGAACATTGCGGAGACGGCTTTCGAGACGGGAGCGTACAACGCAGCGGTAAGCGCAGTGAAGGAGTTGAACCAGCTTGCAGGGCTGACGATCCACCGCAGCCAGAACCTAAACATCAACGCAGACTTGCAGAAGATGAACAAGGAAGACATCAAGCAGCGGCTGAATGAACTGCTGGGTGTAGAGGCGGAGTTCAACGACAAAGACCATTAACCTTGTCGGCTTCGCGCATTCCGAAAAAGAACCTCGTCTTGGCCCCGCCTCCCGCCCGACCCCTCAAAATTCTACAAAAATGCTGATTTTGCCCTTTTTTCGGGGAATTCCCTGCAAAAACAATGACTTACGCAGGACGCAGAGGTTGTTCTGGTTGCGCCAAGACTGCGCGGCTCTGAGCAGGGGCGATACGGCCTGCGTCATGACCGCGTCCTGCATGGTTTATGCGCCCTCAGAGCGCCCTCAGAGGCCTCTCAGGCGATCTCGGGCGCGAGCAAAGGAACCCTATGGGGTCGGAAAAAGGGGCCGAAATCGCGTTAGATTGCGACCCCTACACCCCCTTTTTGGCGGTCGCCTGTGGCGCGATGGCTTTAGCAAGGTTTTACTCACCCAGCCACCAAAATTCTGTAAGGGATATTGTTTGCTTAGAAAGGAACCCTGCCCTTCAGTTTTTTGCTAAGGGGAGCAAAAGCTGATGACGGCTGAGCAGGGTTTTTTCTTGGAAGGACGGTAAAGGTAACCCTTATAAAATTTTATTTCTATTTTTTTTTCGCATAAACTGTCCCGATGGCGGATTCAAGAAACAAGGGGGCATCATTCGAGCGCGATTGCGTAAAGCGCATCAATGCGTTTGCCGAAGAGCATGCCCTTGGCTTTACCTGCAAGCGTAATCTTGATCAATACCAAACCGCCGACCTGTGTGACATCCAGATCCCGGGCCACGCGCTTGAGTGTAAGGCTTACAAGTCTGGCTGGTGGTACGCAACCGCGTGGTGGGATCAGGTCTGCGCGGCCTGTGGTGATAATGTTCCGATTCTGATATACAAGTTTAATAACAAGGCGATCAGGGTATGCCTGCCGCTGTATGCGATTAACGAAAATTTGCCGCGAGATAACTCTCGTACAGCGGTTATCACCCTCGACGAGTGGTTCGTGCTGTTGAAAGAGTATTTTGATGCCCAGCAAGAGGCCGCGTAATGCCGAGATTTGATGATATCGACATCTTTGGGTACAACTTGGGTGGCTCGGTCGGTCAGATGATGGGGAGAACCCCTGACCCTGAGCTGCCCGAGTTGACCAGTGCCCAGATGGCCAACATTGGGGCCGCATTTGCTGACCCCTTTGGCCTAATTGACATTACCGGCGAGATGCCTGAGTTCCCTGCGGGTAATGTTTCGATCTCTGGCATGGTCATGGAAGGCCCGAGGTCGCCTAGCCTTGTTGAAAATTTGCGCGAGGGTAACTACGGGTCAGCGGTTCTTCAGGGAATTGGCGTGGTGCCCGTTGTTGGTGGTGTTATGAGAGCTGCCCGTGGCTTGGGTAAGGCTGCTGATCGTCTTGAGAGAGCTAAGAAGGCTGGTTTCGACACCGATACGGTGTATTACCATGCCACGGATAAAGATTTTTTAGAATTTGAGCCATCAACCAAAGGCAAGCTTGGGCCGGGAATCTATGCATCTCCAGACCCGCAATATGCTCAACGCTACATTCGCGCCAGTAATCGAGGCATTGAGCCGGGTACTGGAACCCCAGACTTTGTTCCAGACGCTAGGGTATTACCTATATTTATTAGGGGCAAGATTGGCGACATTAATGATTACGAAAAGGCCTCAGAGAAGGCAAAGAAGTCTTTAAGCAAGAAATTTCAAGAATTGGATGACTCTATTGACCCTGAAGGCTTAAAAGATCCTGATAGCAGAAGCAGGTTTAGGGATGTTTATCGACAAAAGCTTTCGATGCAGAAACAAAAGGCCCAAGAGATATTGGCCAAGGACGGGTTCTCAGGCTTCAAGGTTGGTGATGAGCTTGTCGTCTTCAATCCAAAGGATGTTCGCTCTGTAAATGCCGTTTTTGAAGATCCAAAATCCGCCGAGCTGCTCAAAGCCAACGGCGGCGAGATACGCAAGTTTGCTGGCGGTGGCATCATCAATCTGATCGCCAAGGGTGCATTTGATCCTCGGTTTGACCCACGGGTTAAGGAGCAGGATATGCTCCGCAACCTTGAGGCTGAGATTGTAGAGAGGGCTGACACTCAGCCCATGCCCGGCCTTTCGTTATCTGAGCTTGAGGGTGAAGATTTTGTCACCTCGATGACTGATAGAACCCGCGCTGGTGCTGACGTTAGGAGCATCAATAGAATTGAGTTGATTGACCCGATATATCTACCGGGCGGTCAGGGTTTTATGTTCAACAATCCCAGCGCGGTTTGGGCTTCTGCTGAGATGCCATCGCGTCAGATCTTGGAGATGGCCAGAGACCTGAAGTCTAAGTCTGGAAAAGACCCCTTGTATATCCCATGGCGCATGGCACCTTCTGGTGGTGATTTTGCCACCACCACGGGTGAGTTAATGCTTGGTTACGCCGCAGCCAATATGACCAAGGCCACCAAAAAGGCTTTGGATAAGGCGATCAGGGCGTATAGAACCAAAGGCAGCATGGTTAAGGGTAAGCGCGTTGGCGCTGGCAGAAAGATTGAGGGCTGGAAGGGTATTGATGACCCCAGCGCCGTTCAGGCTTGGCGAAACGCGCCAGACTCTGTGCGAAAAGAACTCATGAACATGATGGACGTAGAGTTCCGCAACAAAGGCGGTTTATCCATAGGCGCGGCACGTTTAATCAACGCTGATCCTACGCAGCTCGTTGGTCGTGATGCTGGCATTCAGAACGTGGGCCGTATTTTTGCTGATATCGACATATTTGAGTCCGATCACCCGTCTTATCCCTTTGCGGTGCCGGGAGCTGGCGTAGGTGTACTCAGGAAGGCTGATGAGGCAACGGTTTTCGACCTATTACCAGAGGCTAGATTCGGCGCGTCTCAGAAGAAAGTAAAAGATCCTGCGAACCCAACGGCCCAAGAAGTACGTGCGCTTCAGATGAAGCCTTATGGCGGCACAATTACTGAGAAAATACTTCGCCGCATGGAAGCTCGCGGTGTCGATATCAACTCTATCGCAGGGCTTTCTGGTGGTGCCCTGACTTTCACCCTTTTGTCGGCTGGCTTAGTGACTCCGCAGGAGGCTGAGGCTGGAGTGATCAAGGAATTTGCCGAGCGAATGATGAAAGCTGATCAGATGGGCCTTTCTACCGATCAGATCCTGTATCACGGCTCTACTTTTGATATCGAAAAGTTTGTGCCCAGCCCTAATACAGACAACGATTTTGGTCAAGGCACCTACTTGACCATTTCGCCTAGCGATGCTTCTAGAAACTACGCAGGCGAAGGGCCAGATCTAACCAATCGCATCAACCTGCTTTCTGAGCAAATACAAGACAGCTTGGAAAGTGGCTGGGATCTAAACCCAGAATTTTGGGGCAAGATAAACGACCCAGAAGTGTTTGCCAAAGTTGAAAAGCTGGTTGATGAGTTTCAGGAAAATCGTGACAGCGCGGTGCTTGAAAAGGCCGCTAACCTCGCCGCCAAAACCATTCTTAAAGGTGACAATGAAGGCGTGGTCTACCCTGTTTTTGTGAACAACAACGACTTTGCGGTCATCGGTGGTAAGAACAAGACGGTTATCGATATCGATCGGGAACAGTATTACGACTCGGCTAGAGAGGAATTAGACCGATCTGATTTTGATAGCGATGATGATTTTGAGGACGCTGTATTCCAATACGCTTATGAGCTTGAAAATAATGATTACGAAAGCCCGATTGCAAGTCTTGCAGATACGCTCAAGTATGCTGGCGCAAGCGATGAAGCGGTTGCCGAGGCAATAGGTTGGGTTTCGGACGCAGGCGAAATAGATTTAACTGAAATCAATGACATCATCCGCAGGTCTTACAGTGAAGATTTTGACACTGGCGAAATGCTTAACAACGGCCAGATCATGCAGAATGTTCTGACCGATCTTGGTTACAAGGGCGTTGTAGACAATACAACTGGCACTAAATTCGCCAACATGGGTTCAGGGGGCATGCACACGATCGTGTTCCCGGGTAACGAGAACCTAATCCGCTCGATCAATGCTAAGTTCGATCCAGAAAACGCTGACTCACCGAACATACTGGCCAGTGCCCCGCCAATCTTGGCCCCCGTTGCTGGCGCTACTTTTTTGGCCACCGCATTGTCATCTCAAGAAGCCGAAGCTGGCGGGTTAGGTAGCCTGCATTCCTCGATGAAGAAGGCTAGGGCCGAAAGCGTCAAGCAAGCAAAAGAACAGGGTTATGATTTAGACAACGTCATGTACCACGCGAGCAAGCAAGATATCGATGAGTTTGTGCCGGGCTTCTCTGACGGGTTAGTTTTTTTGACTCCCGATAAGGAGTTTGCAAACAACTGGCTTGGCAAGGGCAAGTTCCAAGAAAGGCAGGGTGGAACGGGTGCCATTGAAGGTGTGAGGGCTGAGAAAAAACGCTTCATGGAAGAACAAAATGAAATAATGAAGTCGATGCCAGAAGACCAGCGGCAGAAATACTATGAAGAAGTGGTTTGGCCGCAAAGAAGCAGAATGATAACCGAAGAGCGAGAAGCTGATGCCGCCATCTACCCCGTAGTCACTAGGACTAAAAAGCCGTTTGTGCCAAGCAAGGATGTTGATGTCTTAGAGGATTTGTACGGTAAAGAGTACCTAGACGCACCATTCGGCAGCGGGTTTCCTACATACAGAGATGCCTTAAAAGACGGCAATTACCTCCTGTATGAAAACAAACAGGTTGTGGATTTCCTGAAAAGCAAGGGTTACGACTCGATGTTTTTGAAAGAGAGCGCCGGTGAAAACAAGCCATTCACCACACTGGCCGTTTTCGAGCCGAATAACATAAGGTCAGTCAACGCAAAGTTTGATCCTAAGAAAAAAGATTCACCCCAGATATTGGCCAGTGCCCCTTTTGTTGGCGGCGCAGCCTTAGCCATGGGGTCTATGCAAGACGCTCGCGCAGCTCAGTTGGCTGCTGAAGCCGCTGGCGCTGAAGTCTTTATGGACGCAGCGTCGGGAATAGTCAGCCCAATTGCTGGAGGTCTTGTTGGTCTTTTGGAGTATCTCAACCCCTATAGCGACAGAGAGGGTAAGGGCGAAAGGATCAAGCGATACAGGGAAGGCGTTGCTGAGGCGCTCAATTACGAGCCACGCAGCGAGTTAGCACAAGGAATGAGCCAAGAGGCGATGGAAGGTATTGCTGGCCTATTGCAACCAGCGGTTGAAGCAGCGGCCCCGACCGCTAGACGGTTTATTGATTACGCTACCGATCCAAGCAACGTGATGACCGAGGATTACCGTATCAATATGATTCCTGCCCTGTATCAAGGTGGCAAGTACCTTTACGAAGACATTTTTGGAGAGCCAGAGCGTGAGGCCGTCAAGAGTGCTGTTGATGTCGTCCTTTAGCGAACTCAGCCGTAACCTTGATCGACACCTCTTCGTCCTGATCTAGAGCCTCAGCCAGAGCCTCTTCGATCATGTCCTGAAGCGCGTCGATATCGCTTAGCTTTTTTACGTCAAGCTCAATCAATACTGTAATCTTTTTCATCGATACCGCGCTCCTGCTTCCAAAGCCTAATGATGTAGCCAGCCTCTGGCCCAGCGTCATGCTCATTATGCAGGACATGGCGGTATAACTTCATGGCCTTTTTGCTATTGGCTGGTAGCTGCATCCTTAGCGCAGCCATATCGAGCGATGAGAAATACTTATCCATCTAGCCTCCTAAATATTCGTGCGAGTAAGAAAAAACTTTTCTTACGTCCCAATTTAAGTTTTTATTGCCTCCCGCATTACCACGAACTTTCATGTTTTTTGATGTTGCTCTCCATTTGTCAGACTTGTTGCGATAAGCGCCCATGCGAGGATGAGTTGTCTTGCTAAAGTATCTTTTGCCTTCGCTCAAGTGTATTTCTCCAACAGCATCACTAATCCTAACCCCCAGCCCCAACCCTTGATAGTCTGGCAAAACAACGGTTCTATGGCCCCTAAAAGCTTTTTTAAGCGTTCCGCTTGGCATACTTATGGCTGAGGCAAACCCAACAACATTTGATCCCCAGAGACAAATCCAGTGTCTTGCACTTTTATTGATGTTTTCTGAGAGATAGTGATGGTGGCTGAAGGTTGTCCACGCCTCTGGCCCACAAGGTAGCAGCTCCAATTCAATTGTGGGTTGCCGAAGACTCCCCCTTGGGAGGTATTCACCCGTCAAGGTGTCAAAAACCCAGTCTGGCCTGAGCCAGTCAATTATGTCGTAGTGGCAAGACGCAAAGACAACGGACTTTAAGTTATGCTTTTTGATGTAGCGATGAATAGCAGAAGAGCAAGATTTAGCAACAGACCTATCGACCACGCTGGTAAACTCGTCTATCACCGCGCCATCACCCAAACTTCTGGCTAAATCTGCCCTGTATTTCTCTCCAGTGGACAATATTGCGTATGGCCTAAACCAAGCGGGAACACTGTTTAGCCCCACGGCTGAGAGTTTATTTTGCGCGTCTTCAGCATTAAAAAAGTGAGAGACTATAGCCTTATCGTCCTCCCATTGGTGCTGTCTCTCACACCCATACTGCTTAAGCAAAGTTGACTTACCACTACCCGAAGGCCCGACAATTAACCCAATACCGAAGTCTTTAGTGTGCGGCGGCATAGATGGTATCTGACATTCAGAAACGCCGTTAAAGTCATAATCAAAATTTGACGATACAGCTTCGGTTATTTCGTCTTGGCTTATGCCTTCACGCTTTAGTGTTTGTTTCATATAACCCCCAGATTGTTCCATGTAAAACATTATAGCGTTTTCAAAAAACTTTTAAGGTTGTTGTTTTTTACGGCGTCAAACGCCTCCTCAAACACTTCTTCCATACCAAGCTCTTTGGCTAGGGCTTTGATCGCCTTGCGCTCATCCACCCCGCGCTGCCACACCCGATGGTCATCCGAGTAGTCGAAGTACCAGTCGTGAGTTGCAAGCATTCGCTTGAGCCGTGACAGGCCGTCAATCTTCTCGATCTTGTCGGCTTCTAATCTGTGATATCTCATTCTGCTCCCCTCCCAAGATCCCACTTCACGATTGACGTTTGGTGCTGCTCGCCTATCGCATTTCTGATGCTTTCGTCAAGGCACATGACCCCGCCGGTCACAATGTAACGAACGACGAACTCTTTAATAGATTCTTGATCGCCCATGTCGTCGATATAGGTTTCGATTATTTTCTTATCAATCTCTAAGGTACAGTTCACTTTAACTTTCATCACGTTCTCCTTGCCGCTTACGCGGCTTGTTTTATTGATTCGATTTGCGGGTTTACCAAAGTGCGTCGAAGCTCTCGGTAAATAGACTTAAAGGCCTCTCCATGAGACTTGCTGTATGTTTTCTTGAGATAGCGAGTCCAAGGGCCATACAGCATTTGCACATGATGCGAGATCTCATGAGCGACTACTGCAAACAGCACCAGTTCAGGATCATTGGTTTCAAATTCGCCAATGACTGGATCGGCAGCATAAGCCGAATACTCTGTCATCTTGTAAGACGGATTTCTAAGATATCGCATGTCGATGCTGATACGCTGAGGGCCACCGTAGCTTCTTTGCCCTTTGTGCTTGGTTTGCACCGACAGGCGTTTCAAGGCTTCAGCGTAGACAACAGGCTTGCCTGCATATTCAAGCTCATACTGCTTCTTGCAGATTTCCTTCAGGCACTGCTTGGCAAACTTGATCACCAGCTTGTGCTCTTCGGGAGTTACGTTTGAACCTCTTTTTGATTTGATAGTCATTACAGCTCCCTAACATAGCGCATATCAGCCTTGCTGATTCGCACATTGCCGAGGCTAGGAAACCTAGCGTGGTTCCACTTTGTGCCGACCTTGTAGATCCATCCGTTGTGGATGCCAGAATCGTGGTGGTAGCTAATAGGCCGAAAGCCTCGATTGCGTACCTTGCGAGTGGTTGGGTTTTTTATTTCGGATTTCATCACGTTCTCCGTTGTTGGTTTCCAACAGTTTACCAGATCCCGTGTCTATATGCAAACCCCTGTACACAGAAATAAATGTTTGCATATCGACACGCTATACCCTAGAATGCAATTTTACTGACAGGAGAAACGCGATGAGTGATCAAGGGGCAGGTGCCCAAGCGAAGAAAGTCTTTTACAACCGAGTGCGGCGCACTTGCCTGAAGCACGGCATCGACATCGTCTATGATGGGATGCCAAAGGCGGTCTACGGCATAGAGCTGGTTAAGGATGGTCAGGTAATGTTCGCTGACCGCAGCAACAACAGCATGCCTTTGGACATCAACTGGCAGCGGCTGCACGAAGAGATGTCCGAGTACGGATTCAAGGGAGGCGTGAAATGAGCGGCAATCCATTAAAGCAGGTCAACAACATTTACGGATACGTGCGCGTGTCTACTGACGAGCAGGTCAAGTCTGGTATCTCGCTTGAGACGCAGAAGCAACAGATCAGTGAGTTCGTGCGTGAAAAGTACAACCGTGATGTGACCGAGTTTTTTGCCGACGAGGGTATCTCTGGCACCCACGCTGTCCTCGACCGACCCGCAAGCCGCGAGATGACTGACGTGATCGACGAGCATGACGTTGTCGTCTGCACCCGCCTTGACCGACTCAGCCGATCAAGCTCTGACCTTCTTGGTATGATTCCCGTTTTGCAGGACATCGGCATCACCCTTTACTTCTGCGAGCAGTTTGGTGAAATGCCGATCGTTTATCCTGACGCAAGCAGGTCTAAGGGTCTCGATGCTAAATTTGACATGAACTCTATGGCAAATCAGATTATGCTAATGGTATTGTCGGCGGTTGCTGAGATCGAGCATGCGACAATCAAGGATCGATTTGCGGCGGGTAAGCTTGACTGGGCCTCACGCGGCTACGCGATTGGAGGATCTGCTCCTTATGGCTTTCGTCATGAAGAGGTCAAGACTGGCAGCAAGACTCGCAAGAAGCTTGTCGAGATCCCTGAAGAGCAGGCGGTGCTCAAGACGATCTACAGGCTCCACGGTCGAGGCCTTGGGCCGCGAAAGATCGCAAAGCAGGTCAATAGCTTACACAGCATTCCCCCGCTGACGCACTCGAAGGTGCAGCGCATACTCAATCGGAAGTATCAGGGTATCCCTAGCGCCGCGTAAGTTCTATGATAGTCGCTTGATTGGAGATCAATATGACGGCGTTAGAAGATATTCAGGAGGCCATCCAGACGATGGAGGCCTCTCTTGCGACAGACTTTATGACAGACGCTGTGCGCGACATCATGCACACTGCGGTGCAGCGTCTGAAAGATGCAAAAGACAAGCTGACTGACTGATGTCTCAAGAAGGCTGGGGTCGCGGTACATGGGGGCTGGGTGCTTGGGGCACTCCGCTCTTTATTGATGTAACGCCTGATGGACAGCAGGCGACTGCTGCCGTGGGCACCGCTACCGTCGACGGTGAGGCAAATGTTCCGCTAACTGGCTTAGCCATCACATCGGGCGTTGGCGCGGTCACTACGGACGCTGAGGCCAACGTCACCCTGACAGGTCAGGCCATTACGTCCGCGCTAGGATCTCCATCGATTGACGCTGAGGCTAACGTCTCGGTATCTGGTCAGGCCATCACATCGGGAATTGGCTCGATTCAAGTTGTCGCTCGGGCTATTGTAGAGCTGACAGGGCAAGCCATTACCACAGGCGTTGGTGCTCCCACCGTCACAGGTAAGGCAAACCTGACCCTCACGGGACAAGCGATCACCTCCGCGATTGGCACGGCTACCGTGCGAACGGTTAACTATGTTTATGTTGACGGACAACAGATAAACTCCTCTGTTGGGGCCGTTACTACAGTCGCAGGCTCGGTTGTCGAGCTTGTTGGCGTTTCAATGGTTGCAAGTGTAGGGGATATTCTGGTATGGGGAGAGATAGACACGAACCAAGACCCGAACTACAATTCAATTAATACAACACAATCGCCCGGCTACTCGACCATTGATACCAGCCAGTCAGCAGGGTATGAAGAGATTAAAGCTGGGCGGGACGCTGCCTAAAAACTCGAGGAAAATCAAATGGTTACCTACGTTAATGACCTCCGATTGTCGGAGTTGGCCACTGGAGAAGGAAGCGGCACTTGGGGAACAACCACAAATACTAACCTAGAATTAATCGGTGAGGCGCTAGGTTACGGTACTGAACAGTCTTTTAGCTCGGACGCTGACGCGACAACCACGATTGGAGATGGTGTTTCTGATCCAGCTCGCGCAATGTATTTTAAGGTCACATCCGCAGGCAGTTTAACGGCAACTAGGACGCTGACCATCGCACCTAATACTGTAAGCCGCGTGATGTTCATCGAGAACGCGACCACAGGTTCTCAGTCGATTGCGATCTCTCAAGGCTCTGGCGCAAATGTGACGATTGCGGCAGGCAAGACCGCCGTGGTTTATCTGGATGGCGCAGGCGCTACTGCTGCGGTAGTTGACGCGATGGCTGGGGTTGATCCCGGTGTGACTGATACGTTGGCTGAGGTGTTGGTTGCGGGGAATACCTCGGGCGGTACTGGCCTCACCATGTCTTCAGGCGATGACCTAACCCTGACCGGCGCAAGCTACAACGTAGTTTGGGACTCTTCAGCCGACTCTTTGACTTTTGCCGACAACGCAAAAGCAGTCTTCGGTGCTGGAGATGACCTACAGATTTACCATGATGGTAGCCATAGTTACG